AGACACGCTAAATCTTTGTTAGACTAATAGTGGTTGCGTGGATGCCACCACCATTTTTACTGTCGAGTGAGCCTCGCAGATGAACAAACACAAAACAATTCTATAAGGAGTTAAGTAATGTCCGAATATATTAAACAACAACACGAGGCACGTCAAAAGGCTTGGCACGAAGCCAAAGCACTTCTTGACAATGCTGCAGCAGAAAAAAGAGATTTAACTGCTGAAGAAAACATTCAGTATGACAAAATGAATGCTGACCTAGATTCACGCGCACAAGTTATCGAAACTCTTAAAGCTGATGCTGATAGAGAACTTCGTGCTAACGAAGCTATGAAAGGCTTCGAGAACCAAGCTAGACCAATGAGCAACTTAACTCCATCAGTTGATGACAACGCAATTTTGCGCTCATTAGCTCGTGGCGAAATTCGCTCACACACATTCGAAAAAAGAGATGTTGTAAAAACTTCAACTGGTTCACCAGTACCTACAAGTTTTTATGATCAAGTTCTTTTATTGGCAAGAAATTCAGGGCCAATGTTAGAAACTTCTACCATCTTAAATACAGCTGGCGGAGAAAATCTGCAAATCCCTTCCATTGGTACTTACAGCTCTGGCACAATCGCTGGAGAAGGAACTGCTATTGGTGAATCTGATCCAGTATTCAACTCATTTGTAACCTTGAGTGCATACAAGTATTCATTCTTGACACAAGTTTCACGCGAACTTGTTGAGGATTCTGGAGTAGATATTCTTGGATTCCTTGCAGGTCAAGTTGGACAATCACTAGGTTTCTCAGTTAATACTGCATTAACTGTTGGAACTGGAACTGTTGAACCTAACGGAGTTATGGCTAAAGCAGCAGCAGGTGTAACAGGTGGAACAGGAGTTTCTGGTGCATTTACAGCAGATAACTTAATCGACCTTGTGTACTCTGTTGACTCAGCAGCACGCAGACTTCCAGGAGCAGGGTTCTTAATGAACGGCGCTTCAATTGGTAAAACTCGTAAATTAAAAGACACAGCAGGATATTACATATTCAGCCCGTCTTTGAGTGCCGAAGCAAGAGATATTTTGCTTGGTTACCCAATTTACGAAAACCCAGCAGTTGTTGATACCGCAACCTCAGCTAAATCAGTTGCTTTCGGTAACTTAAAAAGTTATTTGGTAAGAACTGTCGGTGGATTGAAAGTAGATACCTCATCTGATTTTGCTTTCAATACTGATCTAATAACACTTCGTTGTATCTATCGCGTTGATGGAAACCTTGTGCAAACAAGTCACATTAAACGCTTCATTGGTGCTTCAAGTTAATTAAATCCCTTAGACCAGAAACCCCATAGGAGCGCAGGCCTGTGGGGTTTCTGCCATTTATTTGCTAGTATTTATTTACCTGCGTTCTTATGGAGTTTGTGAGTGAATCGTGAGCAAAAAAGATTATTAGCAAAACAAAATAAAAATCAAAATGTTGTACAACACTCAAGACGTATTCTCTGGGTGAGTAATGCCCCCTGGGCTTCAACTGGTTATGGGCAACAAACAGCTCAAGTGATTCCCAGATTAAAGAAAGATTTTAATGATGTTGCCATTGTGGCAAATTATGGTTTAGAAGCATCAACAACAACGTGGAACACTCCTAGTGGCCCTGTTCCTGTTTATCCTCGCGGTATGGAGCAATGGTCTAATGATGTGATACCAGCACATATGCACGACTGGTCTGTGCGCGATAAAGATGCTGAACATTTGTTGATGACTTTGTTTGATGTTTGGGTGTTTAAGGGTGAGAAGTGGGGTGAGTGGCCTATTGCTTCTTGGACTCCTGTTGATCACGTTCCAGCACCACCAGATGTTTCAGCTTGGTGCAGACTGCCTAATGTTTACCCAATTGCTATGAGCAAGTTTGGTAAATCAATGTTTGAAAATGTTGGTATTGAATCTTGGTATGTTCCTCACGCTATTGAAAAAATTTTTAAGCCCACGAACAAAATATTCCTTAGTGGCGGTGAATCTATAGACCCTAAAGAGTTTATGAAATTACCTAAAGACCGTTTTGTGGTTGGTATGAACGCTGCTAACAAAGGTGTGATGCCAAACAGGAAAGCGTTTGGGGAAAACTTGTTGGCGTTCTCAATGTTTGCTAAAAAGTATGATGATGCAATTTTGTATATACATACTGATGCTTCAGGTTCTTTGGGTGGTATTAGGTTGATGGATTTGATTTTGTCTGCTGGTATTCCTGTTGAAAAGGTTGTGTTTGCTGATCCGTATTTGTTGCGAACAGGTTTGACTCAGGATGCAATGGCAGCAATTTATTCTGCAATGGATGTGCTGCTCGCAACTTCTTACGGTGAGGGTTTTGGTATTCCAACTGTTGAAGCTCAAGCGTGTGGTGTTCCTGTTATTGTTTCCGATTTTGCTGCATCACCTGAACTTGTTGGTGATGGTTGGAAAATTGGTGGGCAACCTCTTTGGGATGCACCACAAAAAGCGTTCTTTCATATTCCTAATATTCCAGAAATTGTTGAAGCACTCACACAGGCGTATAACAGAACTCGTGGCCCATCACAAAAAGCAATTGATTTCGCTAAACAATATGATGCAGATTTGATTTACCAAACACAATGGAAACCAACTTTGGACAGCATATTTAGCAGGGTCGCTTCAGATGCCCTTAAAAAGCCCACAGAAGCAAAATAAGACACTTAAAGGTTTTAGGGATACACAGATGGTAGGTCAAATATGAAAGTTGTAATCACAGGTGTTGGTGGTTTTCTTGGAAGTCATCTAGCTGATTCTTTTATTTCTGCTGGCTGGCAGGTAACAGGGATAGACAACTTTTTAGGTGGATACAAAGATAATGTGCCTGACCAGGTTGATTTATTTGAAATTGATTTACTTGACCTGGAATTGTTAAAAGAACCTTTTGCAAACGCAGACCTTGTTATACATACAGCGTGCACAGCTTATGAGGGCTTATCTGTATTCAGCCCAAGCCTGATTGTTGCCAACACAGTTCAAGCAACAACTAACGCTTTGACAGCATCTATTCAAAACAATGTTAAAAAGTTTGTTTACCTTTCATCTATGGCACGTTACGGTGACAAGAAAGGTGAATTGTTTACTGAGGATATGACACCTAACCCGCAAGACCCTTACGGTATTGCCAAGTTTGCTTCAGAACTTTTGGTCAAAAACTTGTGTGAAACTCACGGTGTTGATTGGGTGATTCTTGTTCCGCATAACATTATTGGCCCTAGACAAAAATATGATGATCCGTACAGAAACGTTGCCTCAATTTTTATTAACCGAATGTTGCAAGGCAAACAGCCAATCATTTATGGTCAAGGAGAATCGTTGCGTTGTTTCTCTTTCATTCAAGATGTGATAAATCCGTTGATGGTTGCTTGTGAGTCTCCTGATGCTGTGGGTCAGATTATTAACATTGGCCCTGATGAGGAACATTTAAGTATTTACGATTTAGCTGTAAAGGTTGCTGAGATTATGGAGTTTGACCTTGACCCCATTTTTATGCCAGGCAGACCGCAGGAAGTTTTGATTGCTTTGTGTAGTTCTGATAAGGCAAGGAATCTTTTAGGTTACAAGACTGGCACAGATTTGGGTGATGGGTTAAGACAACTTGTTGATTACATTAAAGGTCGTGGTGTTAAACCTTTTGATTACCATTTGCCTTTGGAGATTGTTTCAGATAAGACACCTAAAACTTGGTCACAGAGGTTGATGTGAAAACTTTGCAGGAGATTTATCCTAACTTTCAGGATGCTGATGGTTGGGGTGATAAAGGCACAGCACATTCTTATATTGATGTTTATGCTGAGCATTTGACTAAAAGGTTTGGGGTGAACTTTTTGGAGATAGGTGTTCAACTTGGTCATTCAATTGCTATGTGGCAGGACTATTTTGTGGAGTCACAGGTTTACGGTATTGATGTGACTTTATCTAATGTTATTTTTGATAACTTGGAAAACGTTTATGTTTGTGATGCAACAGTCCAAGAGCAGGTTGATTCTTGTTTTGAGGGACAAACTTTTGATTACATTATTGATGATGGTAGCCACAGGGTCGCGGATCAGATAAAGAGTCTTGAAATCTTTTACCCCTATTTGGAAGACTTAGGGCAATACTTTATTGAGGATGTTGATGGTGATAGCAGTTTGTTATCAATCCAAAACTATTTACAACAAAACAATATGAGCTACAAGGTTTACGATTTGAGAAGTATAAAGAACCGTTATGACGACATTTTGATTGTAATAACTAAGGAGACAAAATGATTCCAGTAATGGTCGTCCCAATAATTAACAGTTACCAATATCTTGACAGGATGATGGAAACCATAAACTACCCAATCCAAAATCTGATAATTGTTGATAATGGTGCTTCTAAGAATGATTGGTCACCGACTTGGAATCAATGGGTGTCAAAAGTTTGGCATCTAAAGTTTCCGTCAAATCTGGGTGTTCCTGGTTCTTGGAATCTGGGAATCAAATCTTTACCTATGTCGGACTACTGGTTGATTGCTAACGCTGATGTTGAGTGGGCTGAGGATTCTCTAAAATTGTTTGCTGAGGAATCTTCACCTGATCGGATTGTTTTATCTAACGCTGGGGCTGCGTGGTGTGCTTTCACTATTGGTTGGAAAGTTGTGGACAAGGTTGGTTTGTTTGATGAAAACTTTTACCCAATCTATTTTGAGGACAACGACTATCAGCACAGGGCTGAGCTACAGAACATTGAAATTGTTAACTCTTTTATTCCTGTTGCCCACGTCAATTCTGTTTCAATCAAAAATGGGTATGCTAATCAAAACAATGTGACTTTCCCAGATAACCAAGAATATTGGCAGCACAAAAAGTCCAACAACATTACGACTGAAACCCCTTGGAATATTCGCAGGATTAGGCGTAACTCCTGGGATTAAATTGCAATAGACTAAGGGCTAAGACTTAGGAGTTATTTTGGCAATCACAAACGGCTACGCAACACTTGTAGAAGTGAAAGCGGCCTTACGCATCACCGACTTGGTGGATGATTCATTACTGGATATGGCAGTTGAATCTGCATCCAGACTTATAGACGGTTACGCTGGGCGACAGTTTTATTCATCAGGTACAGCCACAAGATATTTTGTTGCTTATGACGATTTCAATGTTGAGGTTGATGACTTGGCTAACGGAACTGTAACTATCACTACAGCTCAAGATGCTGATGGTGTTTTTGACACAACTTGGACTACAGGTGACTATCAACTTGAGCCACTTAACGGTGTGCTTGATGGTATTGCTTGGCCTTACAACAGTATTCGTGCAGTAGGAGATTATTTATGGCCTATAACTGGTGGGGAAGCATTGATTAAGATTCAAGGAACTTATGGTTGGCCTGCTGTTCCAATTGCAATAAAACAGGCTTGCATCATTCAGGCATCAAGAATATTCAAAAGATTAGACAGTCCTTTAGGTGTTGCAGGATTTGGCGACTTGGGCGCAATAAGAGTTTCATCCCAACTTGATCCAGATGTGGCACAACTTGTTATGCCTTACAGACGAATGAGAAACATTGTTTAATGGCTTCAATAACTAATATCAGAACTGGTCTTGCTACCAGGTTGGCAACAATCACAGGTTTAAGAACTGCTGCAACAATGCCAGATTTACCTAACCCACCTGTCGCAATTGTTATTCCAGACAACATAAGTTTTGATGACACATTTCATAGAGGTATGGACACTTTAACTTTCAGAATCTTTCTTGTCGTTGGCAGAGCTGATGAGAGAACAGCCCAAAACTCTTTGGACGGTTTTTGTGCAACTTCTGGTGCTAGTTCTGTTAAGGCAGCAGTTGAGGGTGACAGGACTTTGGGTGGCGCAGCTTACGATTGCAGGGTCACAAATATGAGGGCTTACGGTTCGGTTCAGATAAGTGAAACAACTTATTTGTCTTGCGAGTTTGAGGTTCTCGTTTATGCCTAAACCTGAAGTAATATAGGAGCAACAGACTTTCATCTGTTACGCGTAACAAGAAAAGATAAGGAAACAAAATGCCAAAGTTCGCTGCTACGGACTATTTTGTTAGCATTAACGGAACTAATTTTGCTGATTCTCTTAACTCAGTTGAATTGGCTGAAGAAGCTGACAATCTAGAAACAACTGCTTTTGGTTCAACTTGGAGAACCAGAATCGGTGGCTTAAAACAAGCATCACTAACACTAAACTTTATGCAAGACTTTGCAGCAGGTTCTGTGGATGCAGTACTTTCACCATTGCTTGCAACATTGGCAACAGTTGTGATCAAACCAACCAGCGGAACAGTAACTGCAACTAACCCAAGTTACACAATGCTTGCATTAGTAACTCAATACAGTCCGTTTGCTTCATCCGTAGGCGATATTGCTAGCCTATCTGTTACTTTTCCGATTTCAGGAACAGTGACCAGGGCCGTAGCCTAAAACAAAAAAAAGGAAAACAAATGAAAATCAACTTGCGCGTGAAATACAATGATGGTGTTTCAAAAGAAATAGTTTGTTCAGCAAGAGACTTAGTTGCGTTTGAGGAAAAATACAGCAGGTCAGTTGCAAAACTTGAATCAGAGTTCAAATTAACTGATCTGCTTTTCCTAGCCTGGCATAGTGAAAAAAGAACCAACGCTGTCAAAAAAGAATTTGATAATTGGTTAGATGAAGTTGATGAGATTGGTGTAAGCGAA